TCTACAGTTCAATGTTAGCTACGGAGCTAAGCGAGCTATCATTAACAAGTATTATGAGTACATAGTAAAGTGGGGATTGAAGGACAAGTGTGGATTCTACACTACTAAATCACAACTACGATCTATTAGATACACTGACTATCTAGATAAGTTTTCAGTGTGGGTGATTGACCACATCAGCGATCTATCTAATCTAGATTCATTGCTGACACCTGCATTGTTTAAGTTTGAATAGAGGACTAACTGATGGGACTGAAAATAGGAGGCGCTAGCCAGGATGAAAACGGCGGAATCGTCGGTGCAATAGCGGGAGATCAAAAAGGCAACGAGGTGCGCGTTCGAGATTTCTACGGCAGCTGGCAATGGGTGATACGAGCTAAGAATCCTGCGCACGCAATGAGGATAGCTGAACTGATGATCAATGCTTGCGACAATGATAATCTCGGCTATTCGCAGCCAGGTAGAAACGGAGTATTCACTCACGGCATCAATGCTAATGTGCCTACCGGATGCGATTGTTCTTCGCTTGTATCTGCATGCGTAGCATTTGGGCTAGGAGTCAATATCGGAGCGTGCACCACACGCACTCTTCGTTCTGCTCTCGTAGGTACGGGATTATTTGATGCTTCTACAAGTATGGGAACCCTGTACACCGGTGATATAATGCTCAATGAAGGTTCTCATACAGAGATCATAGTGTCAGGTAATCCTAGAACAGGAAGCGATCTAGAAGCGTTAGGCACAAGTGGACTGGGAGTTGAAGGAGCGTTAGCTGGATTAGGTAGCACTTTTCTCGGCATGATAAATATCACAGGCGGATCCGGTCAATTCATAGCACGAACTTTTGCACCGCGTATCTTCACTGTCCCTAGCAAACAAGTGCCTGTTGCTGATCCTCAAAATGCTCCTAAACCAGGCGAAGATGATGAAAGCAACTATATGAAGTCAATATTGAGGAATGGACCTGATTTATGGTTTACTCCCGAATCTATGGGAGGATACAGCCATTTCGGACCTCAGTTGACAAATGAGACCTATGCTTGGTGCCGTAGTTGTGAGATAATGAATCAATATTGTACGCTGCATAAGGGATTAGCCGAGCAGTGGTACAGGTGTGACGAGGACGGATATGAACGCAACATGGCACCTACAGTTGGATCTGTCATGTGTTTTGGTGGCGGAGATTCTGGCTACGTTTGTATAGTAGAAGATGTCACACCTGATGGAATAACTACATCGGAAGTGACTCGTGAGGGCACATGGCAATCTATTGAGAGAACCAAGCGATATGGATCTTGGAATTTTGACGATTACATCTTCCAGGGATTCATTCATAATCCCGGAGTAGGTACTAAAGCACTAGATGAAAGTGCATTAGAGACATTTCTCCGAATTGCAGAAGAGAAGGTCGGATCTGACAAATCATGGGTATGTGAAAAATTAAATCTAGCAAAGCAGAATGGATGGTCAGCCGCATTCGTTACAGCTTGTTCAGCGGAAGCAGGATCGTCACTCAACATCGTTATACCTAATACAATAAGTTGTTCTAGCATCGGCAGTATAGGTGTTCTGCGGGACATGGGAGAATGGTTGCCCGGACCTGCACAAGGAGAATCTGCATTTCCAGAAGTTGGAGATATTGTACTTTTCCGAAGAAACAAGTATTCGGACAAAGTAAATACCTATGTAGCCGACGGCGCTGGGATAGTCACACAGATTGACGCATCTTCGTTTACTGCAGTAGAGGGTGTCAATTCAAATAATCTAGTCACACAGAATACTTATCAGAATAACAACAGAACAATAAGTGGTTATTTCCGACCGAAGTGGGAGCAGATAGACGGCACTACAGAATCTGTGATTCAATACAGGTCAGTGCAAGGACTTTACACTGAAGGAGTGCGGAGAGAAGATGCGTGTGCTAGAGAAGTAGGATATATGTCAACTAGCTACAAACCTTCTATAAATCCGTCAGGAATTCGCCTGAGCGCTGTAAATTACACAGGATTATTGCAAGGAATGTACAGTGTGTTTGGTACGCAGATGGCTACATCTGATGCTACTAATGCCGAATTGATCGTGGACTTTTGGACTAACTCAGTCAAATCATACTATCAAGACGAGTTGCTAGACAATGGCAGTGGACTTGCTAAGACAATGAAAGCTGGATATACTAGTTATCTTGATCCTTTGACTGGAGGTCAGATATCTCTGAAAGGAGCAGGTAGCGTACTTTCTGCAGATGATATTTCAGCTCTTGCTACAATCAATGTAAATGTAGATCAGAATAGATCATGGGCATATCATTATTTGAAAGGCAAAGCTCTGCCTACTCCTGTAGTTATCGGTATATTAGCTAACATTGAAGGAGAATCTCATTTCAATACAGCTGCTGTAGGCGATTATGGAACTTCGTTCGGTATATGTCAGTGGCACAATAACAGGGGCGCCAACATGAAGAATTTTGTAGGTGCTGATTGGGCTACTAATTTGCAAGGACAGCTAGATTTCTTACTTCAGGAGTTTTATAGTAGTTACCGTTCTGTCAAAGACGCTATGATGCAAAGCTCAGATAACTTGATGGGAGCTTGTCAGTGCACAGACATATTTGTAAGAAGATTTGAAGTACCTGCAAATGTAGATTCAGTTTCAGAGACACGACAAGGCTATGCCAAGTCGTTATGGGAGTCGTTAGTTCAATGATTGTGTATGGGTATGTAAAAGGAACAAGATACTCAAATGATGGTACATTTCAGCTGCAGGTAAGGATACCTTCGATACACGGACCTTACAAGCAGACTGCTAACACACGGCAGAGATATGTGCAGGATACAGATTTACCTTGGATAACATCTATACTTCTCCCTCACATGCCGTCTGAAGGAGAGGTAGCCGCATTAGAATCAGTGTCTTCGGCTAACAGCAGTGAATTCATAGTAATAGGATTGACAGGCGGCAGCTACTACACAGGTGCTGTATTGCGTTAGGAGAGTTAGATGAACACTTCGTCATTTTCATTTCCGAACATGTTTGATGTAGCTAGGGGTAAGATTGCTGTTGCAAGCGATCGTGAATCTATATCTAGCAGGGTCAAACTTCTCATACTGAGCGAACCTACAGAATTATATATGAATCCTCGTTATGGAGTAGGTCTCAAGAAGTACATGTATCAGTACAATAACGACAACGTCATTGCATTGATTCGAGATAATATAATAGAACAACTGAGACTGTGGGAACCTTATGTTGATCCGGATAAAACTATTGTAGAAAGAGGTCTTAACTATTCAGGTTCTAGCGAATTCCAGTATGGTAATCGGCTAGAAATCACCGTGACTGTATTTTCTACATTCGGAGATGAGATTTCATTAGCTTTCAGTGAAGCAGTCGAACAGTAAAATAGGAGGACAGTAGATTGAGCGATTTGATTAGTCGGGGTATAATAAAGTACTCTAGCAGAGATTACGAGTCTATAATGAACGATTTCTGGGAGGTTGTGCCTACAATGACGGAGTTGTGGTCTCCTGGAGCTGATTCTGATCCTGGAGTCGTACTTGCAAAGTTCCTAGCTAGTGCCGCTGATATGCTTGGAATCAACTTAGATCTTCTTGCTAACGAAGTTTTTGGACCTTCAGTAACTCAGAGAAAAAATGCTGAAAAGATATTTGCGTTAATCGGATATGATCTAGGCTACTACACTGCTGCTACCACAGAAGTAACTATAACTAACGCAAGTGATAGCACGATCTCGATGGACTTCGGTTTCAACGGATCTAATTTCTGCACACTGAACGCATACACAGACATAACAGACGCTGACAGAGTCATTACTTACAACATACTTCCGATGTCATCTAGCTACGGTGCTGAAGCTAGCCGCAGTACACGCCAAGTAGTCGCCTCAGATGTTAATCTGTTTTCGGGATCTGATCCAGTTAGATTAGCTCCTGGAGAGTCATGTACTAGAGTAGCTGTAGAGGGCGAGCTCAGAAGTTTCACAGTATCTGTAGCAAATGTCAAAGACAATAACTACACAATAACTCTACCTTCGCAGCACATTGACACTACTAGAGTATGGCTCAAGGCTAAGTCATCTCTTGCGTCTGACGATTACTTGGAAACACATTGGATCCAAGTTCCTTCTACTTCGTTGTTTACTATACCTGAACCTAGGTTCGCAGTAACTTATGATAATTATTCAAATGTTCAGTTAACTGTTAGTAACTATCTCAATCAGCTTGAGAACTATTCGGGTAATTATTTTGTAGTTTATTGGATTGATTGTTCAGGTGTTATCGGATCCGTCAGCGAAGATGTTCTCACTAACTTGTTGTTTGCTAAATCGAATGATGTTTCATTTGAGTCCGGCGACATCACAGTGTCGAATCTATCTAACATCGTTGAACTGCCTAATACATATACCATAACAGGAGCGAGCCCTGAGACAGCTCATGAAGCTTACCTCAATAGTCGTAACTACATCAATACATGGGACAGTCTAATTACCTTACCTGATTACAACAGATTTCTCAATCGTGAAGCTGGAGTTGACTGCGGTCTTGTTATTGACTGCCAGAAAGCACTTGAGTATAATCTGAGTGTATACAATGATGAGAATCTTACAGCTTCGCAGAAGAGCAAAAAGTACATCACTAACTACGATTTTCCGACAAGTAAAACCGAATTTGATTGGACTTCCGCCTTGAACCTAGGATTTGATCCTACAGACCCTAATAAGTTCGTGTTTGCAGCTAACTTCCAGCAATTCACAGCAATGTGCTTTGCGATACATAATGATTACAAGAATAGCTCATTTGGACAGGGTGAAGTTAGCAAGGCTCAGATAAAGAAAAGTACGAATTTCTTAAGATACAAGCCACCGCAGAAGTTTATTGATTATGTCAAGAATGACTTCTTGCCTCTACAATCAATGTCAGTAGATATCCAATTCGGCTATACTCGGTTGTTTGATTTTTATGTTGTAGGGCAGATATACACTAAATCACCTGTAAGCAAAGATGTAGGCGCTAATATAGTAGCGAAAGCTAAAGAAGCTCTTGCGCTTTACTTCGCACCTGCTCATAGATCTTATGGCGTGTATCCGACAGTTATGGAAGTAGTAAGCACTATCGTCAACTCCGATGATAATATTGCCTTCTTTGACGGAGGATCTTACACTTCAGATGTAATTAACTGGCTGGATTGCGATATCGAGTACTTTAATGCGATATCAATGGCGAGGTATGTAGAACCGTCGTCATCTTCTGCAAACATCAAGATAGCACCTGCTTCGCTTATCAACTAAGGAGACCGCAACATGAACATTTCAGAAATACCTGTACCTCAAGTATATACAGAAAGTTCAGATTTTCGATTCTTTATAAACTGGTTCGCTAAATGTCTGTCACTTGCGCAGAGCCAGACAGAGAACATTGTAGACCTACTCGACCCAGAGAGATGCCCTACTAAGCTACTCTGGCTCTTGTGCGATACAGTAGGTTATAAGTACGACGATCGATTCATACCTGCATTCAACAGATTAGTCCTTCTGCATTTCATGTCTTTGATTCGTAATCGCGGATCTAGGACAGGCATTACGCTAGCTGCTGAAGTAAACATCGCTCAGTTCAACTTAGCGAAGTATGCGGAAGAGGACGAAGCTTACATCAATCGTCTGCCAGACACTAACTTGCCTGTAAATTCAGTATATGTCAACGGTGACCCGAGCAAGGGCTATATTGACATTGTATATTACTCAGAACAAGATCCAATTGATGCTTGTTTAGAGTATGTAAGGCCGCTTGGGATGTATTGTTTCACACATGCAGGTGTAAGAGCTGACGCTAAAGTTAAGATATCAGTGGATGCTCGACTTACTGATAGAGACAACATATCTTTAAACATTGGACCTACTCGTGTTGGTCATTACCGTAGAGCTGATTATGCTTCTATGCAGAGGATGGTAAATAACGAAGGACAACCTGATGTTCAGAAGCGTAGGCCAGTATACTATCGTAATTCTAAGTACGAAGGTAAGACCACTAATCTTATCAATCCTGGCTACAGGTCGCTCTATTCATTGCAGATATCAAACAACGAGCACATAGTAAAGTCGTTGCTGCCGTCGCAGACCGATCCTGATTATTCTATATTCAGTCTTGGATTCGGTCCGCAGAATGTGACCGTGACATATCCAGATAACTACTTGAAGAATTCTGATGAACCTCTGTATAATCTACGATATGACGAAGAGGCTGAGTTAGAACTCAGTGGAACTGATGTCACGACACTTGATAGTGATCGTACAAGTACTGTAGTCAAGCCTGCTCCTGCTGTCGCTACTATAATGGCTTCTGTAGGTGATTCCATCTCAATGAATGCTATGAACACAGAGTTTACTCGAAAAGATGCAGAAGGCCATATTGTGATTGATCAGGTATGATAGGAGTGACTATGAACAGTACATTTGATTTCTGTATGTTTAATGGATTTCGCACTATTGTGCCTTATTGTGAACTCTCTGAAAAAGACCAAGAGATCTTAGAGGGTGCAATAATGTTGATCGACAATAAATGGTCACTGCGCAAGCTCGCTCTTAATGTAGGCAGGAGTCGTAGTTTCTGGTCAAGACACTTTCGGAAAACCTTACCTTACTTGAGTGATGATCTAACACTTCAAGTCTTCCATATTCTTCGACACAACAAGATCAAGTACTTCCCTACCTCTCGATTTGATCGCTGAGATCAAACAACCTTCTATAGTATAGAATATGTGGAGGTAAATAATGATTGAATTTCCTACAACAGCTCAAGGTGTTGCAAAAGTAGCGTCTGAATCAGACATAGCGAATGATTTGCACGGGTATACAACACCTAACTTACACAGAAGAGTTGATCCTTCACATCTTGACACAGAAGTAGCTGATCGCAAGTATACACTCGGCGTATTCGACGGAATACATTCTACTCGAGTTGTCGAGACATTTACTCATGACGAAGAGTCTGAAACTTGCGAGATACCATAGGAGTTTGCATAGATGTCAGTAATGGAAGTTGCTAAACGCTTGGATATGCTACATAATGTATGCATTCGAGTAATAGATGAACCTACAGGTAAAGTAGTCGCAGAGCACATAGGTCATAATGCGGCTACTAACACTTTGTTGACTGGTATTGGTCATTATCTCATGGGTGAAGCACTGAGTGCGCAAGGGCAGATATTGAGTAACTGGATACCTCAGTATATTTCATTAGGCACTATGGGATTGTCAAGTCAAGAAGCTGACGAAGATGGGTTACCGACCGGAATCGGAGATATTGA